TAACTTCATGATTGAGGTTATAAGGTGGGATGCTGTACTTGCTATCTTGTATGCTGCAAGCGCCGCGCCGATTCCGGTAAGGATCGCTATAATTCCTCTGCCGTGCTCGAATACCCACTTTCCGACTGAAAGTATCGCATCGAATACTGGCTTTGCGTACTGGGTGAACTTCCGCTTTAATGTCGGGAACGCTTCGCTAACCTTCCTGAAAGCCTCCGGTATATTCTTTGAAATCTTACCAACGAAAGCTGTAACGTCCTGTATAATTCCACGAAGGTTGTCTTTGAACTGGTAGTAGAACTCTATACCGGCATCCGCTACGGTGTCTTTCAAGATCGTAACGTCACCCTTTAAGTTGTCAAGCCTTACGTTGGCCATCTGGTCTACTGCGCCCTCGGCGTTGTAGATCGCTTCCGTAAGCTGTAAGAACTGTTCGTCCGTGCTGTTTGCAATAGCAAGCAAGCCGGACATACCTCTTTGTCCGCCTAACTCTGCAGCGTAGAAGGCTTCTTCTGCTTCTGAAAGCTCACCGAGGCTGCTCTGTACTTCCTCGATCTGCTCGTCCGTAAGTCCTGCAAGCTCTCGAAGGGCTGCGTTCATGCCTTCTATGTCGTCGCTCTCCGCGAAGTTTTCACGGAGCTTTTGCATTATCTCTAAAAGGCTATACATATTGCCTTCTTCGTCGGTCAAAGAAAGTCCTAAAGCGTCGATTGCGTTCTGGCTTTCCTTTGTCGGCTTAACCATTCTGGTTAGCATATTACGAAGGGCTGTACCTGCGAGGCTTCCTTTAATACCGCTTGAAGCCATAAGCCCGGTTGCTATTGCCAGATCTTCCATGCTGTAACCTAAAGAACCGACTACCGGGGCCGCGTACTTGAATGTATCGCCCATAAGTTCCACGTTCGTATTTGAATTCATGGCTGCCTGCGCGAGAATGTCTACGAAATGCCCGGTATCGTCTGCCGTATGACCCATAGCCGTAAGCGTATCGACTACTATCGAAGACACAGTAGCCATCTCCTCGCCGGAAGCTGCCGCAAGTTTTACTACGCCTTCAATACCTGAAAGCATCTCCTCGGTTTTCCATCCGGCCATGCCCATGAACTCCATAGCCTGTCCTACTTCAGAAGCGGAGAATACGGTTTCTTTTGCTACTTCCCTTGCCTTGTCTGAAAGCTCTGTAAGCTGTTCGTCCGTGGCTTGGCTTATAGCCTGAACTGTGCTCATTTCTGCCTCGAATTCGGATCCGACTTTAATGGATGCGGCCGTAACTGCTCCTACGGCAACTGCGGCCACACCCGCAGCAGTAGCTATTGCGTGAAAGCAAGCCTTACCTGCTGACATAATCTTGTTGAAACCTTTGTCGAGCTCTCTGAAACTGCCGTCGATCTTATTCATGTTCGCCTTAAAGCCTTTCAAGCTGGCATTAGCGGAGGTAAGCGCAACGTCGTAAGACTTGTCGACTATACCGGCTATTCTAACGGCCAGCTTGTATTCTTTTCCGTTCGTCGCCAATTTTGTGAACCTCCTCTATCGTTTCAATAAGCTCTGATAATGGCATTGCAGCGAAGAAATCCATCCCCGTCTGCAACGCCATTGAAAGCTGTATAAGTATTCTGCGTAAAGCCTTTACATCGGATGGCCTTATTCCGCTCCGAATAAAAAACCCATAACGCGGTTCTTAACCTTGATCGCAATCTTCGGAGACAGCCCGGTGAAGAACTCAATAGGCTGTTTGGTCGCCTTGCTCGCAAGGACACAGGCGTACTCCAAAGAAACCTCCGGCATTACCTGAATACCGGAACTCTGTCTGTCAAGGTATTTGTTTACTGAAATCATGTCTGCGGCGGACAGATCCTCTAACCCGGAAAGGTCGATCTCCGTGTACTCCTTACCCTCGAACTTGTAAGGCTTCTTGAGCTTGATAACAAGGCTTTCTTCCTCCTCGTCGTCCTCTGCCTCTGTCTTGGGTGTGGTGTCTACCACGGAATTAGCGGAGGCGGTTTTCGCCGCCTCCTGCTCTCTTAACATATCTTTCTTATCTTCCATCAGCTATATGCCCTCACTTTCTCTAACACGTCCTTGCCGTCAATTACAAAGACTGTGTTCAGCTTGTCGTATTCAAGCATGGTCTTTCCGTCAACCTCGATAAGGATGTACAGAAGTTCAAGGGTTACTTTCGCGTCCATCTGCTTGCCCAGTTCAAGGGTTCCGGGAGTGAAGTTCTTCAAGCGTCCGCGAGTAACTACTCTCATCTGCTTGTAATCAAGCGCTCCGGTTGCCTTTACGGTGTGCTGCTCGGATGCTCTGAAAGTAACATCTACGGGCTCGTTGGGGTTCATGATGCTGAAAATGTCCGTGTCCAGAATACGGAACGGAACATCAAGAGGCATCGAAGAATAGAAACCGGGGATTCCGGTCTCGTATGAACCGAGGATGCCTGCGCCCTTGATCTCCTCTGTGATCGCATCGAAGTTAGGAAGCTGAACCTGCCCGGTAACGCCGATAAGAACGTTACCCTGATTGTAAGCGTTGAAGTTGTTAATAACTTCGGGAATGTTTACGATTGCGCTCATTCTTATTCACCTCCTAAAGCTGCTTCGATCATGGAAGGATCGAATTCAAGAATATTCAGAATGTCCTCTGCAGGGGTGTAAGGTGCGAGGTACTGTCTGAATACGATCTTGCCGTCGATAACGTTGCCGATCGGGTTGTCGTCCTTGCTGTAAACCATGCGAAGACCGGCACACTTGCCAGTCGAAACAAGGCTGTTTGCTCTTACGTTCTCCGAGTCAACAATGCTCTCGATCAAGCGGTAGTTTGCAGGGCTGTCAACCTTGCTCATGTATGTGGTAATAAAGGAATTGCCCCACCATGAGAAGAAGCGTCTGCAAGCGATCCAGCGATCTTTGGGATCGGTGGTATCAGGGTAAGCCGCTGTATTGTTGCCCCATGCCTTCCATCCGTTAAGGTTAAGAGCTGTAACTACGCCTGCGCCGTTAAGCTCGTTAGCCTGCGGCTGGTCCAGAAGAACTTCTGTACCGTCCGCAAGGCAAGCGGTAGAAATGCGGATTGCCCTGTTGGAAGGCGAAACGCTGGGCACATTGTCGTTGGTCGCGTCGGTGTAGCAAGCCATAGCTGCGTAGATAGCGGAAAATGCCATCTTCTTACCTGCGTACTTAACCATCGGCCATAAGCAGATCATGTGCTCGTGTGCGTAACCGCTGTTTGCCTTTACGGTTGCAACGTCGTTATACTTCGTAGCGCCGGTTCCTGATGCGGAGTCAATGTCAACGACACACTCGCACTTGAACATTCCGCTTACGTTATTGCACTTCTCTGCGAGCGCAAGTCCAACGGTAGGGCTCTGGGACCAGCCGGGTGCAAGAAGAAGTGAAGGGGTAAGCGAGAACTCGGGATAAACCTTGTCTACGAGCTGGATGCCGGTGTAAACGCCGGTTCCTGCGTCGATTGCGCCTACTACGTCTGCTGCAGAAACGCCAGAAGGCTTTAACTTACTACCGGTAACGGTGATCGTTGTGATTCCTGCTGCAAGAACAGTAACGATAACCTTGCCTTCCTCGTCAAATTCGAGGGTGTAGTCAGTTCCTTCTACGAGATCGGTTCCGCCGTTCTTCAGTACAAGGGTGCTTAAAATAACGCCGACCTCGTTGATCTTTGCCAAACCGTCTGAAACGGTAAGACTCGCTGTGGTGATAGACTCTTTGTGTCCTGCCTTGCTGGGGTCAAGTACGTTACAGAAAATAACGGGTGCAACCCCGAACGCCTTAAAGAAAGCGTCCATAGCCTGACAAAGGGTGTAGTTGTCGTAGTCGTCGGAATAACCGAGGGCTGCAACTGCCTCCGCAAAACTATTGCAGAGGAATAACTTGTTTGTTGCGTGCGCCGGGTCTGCTGCAAGGTTTACAGGTGCTGTACCGAAAACGACCGGCACACCTGCCTCGTTTACGACCGGGGTGGGAACGCTTGTAGGATTCTCTTTAATCCTGATTCCGTGTAAATAGGGCATTCTTATTACCTCCTTGTGTATTTGTTTACTGTCTGTGCGTAGATCGTACTCAGTACGCTCTTTTCCTTGCGTAACTCTTTGACCGCCTCGGCCATTTCGTCAATGTCTACGAAAAGCCTTGCCATCATCGGAAAGTCGGAAACGCATTTTGCCGCCTTTTCAGGAAGCTCGCCGCCTGCGAAAACTTCCGAGTGCCTTACTACTCCGGTGATAGTGGGTCCGAGATACACAACGTTGCTTTTCTTTTTCTCCGGCTTCTTTTCTGAAACAGGAGCTTCCTCGGTCTTAACTTCAACCTCTACGGCTTCGGCCTTAACCTCGTTCTTGTTTTTAGCACTCATGCGTATTCGTCCTCCCTTCTTATCGCCGCAATATTGAAAGCGATACTGCAGGCACCGAAGTAGAACGGATAATAGTTATCCTCTTGCGCTGCCCAGTGGAACTCCCCTGTATATGCGGCTTTATCATGCAAGTTAGGGTTCTTGTGAAACCTGTCGTAAATCTTCTGGATGATGTTCATAACATCTCTGTGTCCTTGCGCGTTCAGGTTATCGTCGTAGATTCCTGCGATTATAACGAGTTTCACAATGTTGTTGCTATCGCGTGTTCCGTCGTCGTCTCCGCTGCTCAACCTTACGATAAGGTACGGCACAGGATCTTCCTCGTCGTCCGTCTCGTTTATGGGTATATGCTGGGGGAAAACTTGAAGCGGCACACGCTCTTTGCTTGATGCGGATCTGTAAAGGTAGTCCTTAAAGAGCTCCTTCATCTCCTCTACAAGCTCGTCCTGTAATTCAAGCGGTGTCATTGCTTACCTCCTTACAAGAATCTTACGAGTTCGCTCTGAATATTGCGCATAAGCAAATCGTACATCTCCGGGTCTATGTTGTGCTTGAATACGGTTTCCTCCGCTTTCGGCTTTGAAGTAGCGTATAATGAGCGAATGGCTTCCTTTTCGGGATGCCCTCTCATACTCGTTCCGGGCACACGTTCGGCGATAGCAAGGTGGCCGCTGTGGTACTTAACAACGAAACCCTTGTATTTGTCGCCTGCATTTCCCGGCCTTGCCGCGATCCGCTTGAGACTTCCGCTCCGTAACTGTTTCGCCTTTATCCAACTTGGAGCCCCTTTACTGCCGGGGTAATAAGTGCGATCGCTCAACTTGTACTCGTACAAGTCGGAGCTCTTGTCTCTTACGTCAATTATTGCTGCAAGCCTGCCGATTTTTGCTTTGTCGATTTTGGTAACGGGTCTGTAAGGCTTCATGCCTCGGTCGTTTCTCGCATACCGGGACCCGGCTCCCCTCATCATTCTGTTCGCTACTTCCTTTGCGGAGTCGTTTATCGCCGCCCTTAAAACGTACTTTGACTTGTCTTTCGCTTTTCCGAGCGCGGCCTCTATCTCCTCGAGGCCGTCCATGTTTATGCAATAATGCATCATGACATTGTCTTGTTAGCCTCCAATGAAAGAGAATATATTCCGTCCTCGTTTATAGCATCTGAAATAATGTAGGTCTTTCCGTCAAGAATCAGCGTTCTTCCGACTGCCGGTAACGGTCCGAACTCCTCCGCGCGTACATAGATTAAAAGCTCCTTCAGGTAAACGCCGTCCGCATACAACGAGCGCTTATACTGGTAACGCTTCTCT